AATTCTTCGGTGGTTAAAGCCGCCTCAATGGCTTCGATGCATTCAATGCCCCCATCGGTGTAATGGGAAGGATGATTAACCACATCCTCCCTAACCTCAGGCCTTTCTTCTTTTACAAGCCAGGGAACGGGGCAAACACCCCCTGGGCAATCAGAAATCTCTTCGTCTTCTACCGGCGCAAACCACGCCTTTTCAAGGACTCCTCCTTCATTTCCTCCGTTGGACCTTCCAGTTCCAGTACCAGAGACCGGGGCTTCGGTGCTGCTCCCATCCCCAGACCCTGTTCCATCGAAGGAATGTAACCGGTCACTCCGGGACGATCCATTCCCTCGATGTTGAGCGGATTCCGTTCCAGTCCCTGCTCGCATGCCGTCAGTCCACGATTGTACATATCGTACAACGGAACATCATTCTCTTGGTTATCGATGGGTGCACCGAAGTCTTGGTCTTGATCCAGGCACCGACACTTCACCTCATCTTCGACAAACGCATCCAAGAACGCGGCGGCTTGGTTATGCATGATATCTAAGGCTTGATTTATTCCTTTTACAATAATACTATGGCAAATTTCTTTGATTCCACCTACGATCCCAGGCACGACTCTGGATCCTCAGGTGTTGAAGTATCTGATCTACATCCTGAAAAGATTTATGACACAGATTTGCGTCGTTTAGAAGACGATGAGCAGTCTGTAATTGAACCCACGAATGACAAACAAGAGCGTGTTGCCAAATTCATGCGGGCCGCAAAGACCGCTGGGACATACCGTCAACGAGCTGGGATTGCTGAGCCGACAATCCGTGGAAAAACTCCACGTAATCCAGCGTTTATCGATGGTACTGAACTTCCCAGCCTTGGGGACACTATTGGTACCGCCGGTAGTACCAACTATGCCAATAAACCTCAGCCACGCTTCGGCAAATCTTTTGCCTGATCACACCTGAGACAACACAACCTCGGGGGGTTGATCTTGGTACTTACCCTTGCGATCTTGGTAGCTCACTTCACAGGGAGCCCCGCGATAAAACAAGAGCTGGGTGATGCCTTCATTTGCGTAGATCCGGTTAAAAAGCCCGGTGCAGTTACTGATCTCCAGCGTGAGGTAGCCTTCCCAGCCACTTTCAGCTGGAGTGATATTCACAAGGATTCCCGAGCGAGCGTACGTCGACTTACCAACCGCAACAACAGTCACGTCACGGGGAAGTTTCAGGCGCTCCCGTGCTACGCCTAAGCAATAGCCATAGGGAGGCAAAAGAAAATATTGGCCTCTTTCGTCTTCCAGTAATTCAGCAGGCTTAAGAATGTCTGGATCAAAGTCTTTGGGATCGCAGTCACCAGCCTGGACTTTTCCAAAGATCAAGCATTGACTGGGCGAAAGGCGGATGTCGTAGCCATAGGAGCTAAGCCCATAGCTCAAAAGGCGCCGTCCGTCTTCTTCGCTGACGACATGATCCACGAACGGTGAAATCATGCCCTCTTCTTCTGCCAGGGTCTTGATCTGCCAATCCGCAAGAACCGTCATGGTCGCCTTCAATCGTTTTTCAGTATACAAAATTAGTAGAGAATGCGGCCCTTTTCTGAATAAATATCAAGAAAACGCTCGGTTGCTTCCGTGGCTGATTCCATCGGTGGCAAATAGACCAAAAACGATGTGCAGGTCTTATGTCTGCTAACGCCATTGCTCGTATTTTTGAGCAATGTTGGGGCCGTACGGAGAATGCAGACAGGAAAATCGAACAGCTTTTGTTCGTACCGGATCATGTCCGGGCAATTCGTAAAGTAAAGGCCTTGTTTGATCTCGCGGGCCATCCACGATCTATACAATTTTCGAAACCAGACGGCATGGGAAGAGGTCAATGTAGGTGACGTTGAGCGCGTCATCTTCCACCGTTGGTTCTTCCGTTCCCAAAAGTAGGTACCACTGGGCGGAAACAAGTAGACACTACCGAACCACTGCTGGCAATTCAACCCATCATCCGATGGAGTGAAATATTCCTTTGCTTCGACGTACTGATTAGCCACCTTGGAGCTGGCAACGTCCAGATCGATGCCCTCCAGGAGTGCATGCGCCGATGCGACCAAGTCCTGGTTGGTGATCAGCTCACGGTCTTCCGCGTGAGACTTAATATTTTGAATCGGCATCAGCTCTCAGCAGCTGCGTTGTAGTCCACTTCGCAGTAACGAAGGCCAGTCTTGTCATTGATGAGGTATCCTGCCTTTTCTTGTGGGTCAATCTTCTGCGCTGCCTGCAAGATTCGCCGGAATGTCTCCGCCATATCTCCATCGTTGTCCCGTTCGCACTCCTCTTGTGCGGCGTGGAGTTCCTTGAGGGTCAGGAAGAACATGGACCGCGATAAATTCTCGGGCTGGAACACCATGACGCCTGGGCCCTCGGCATCCCACATCTTGGAGTAGTGCTCACCCATATCACCAAGAATTAACTTGATTGTTGCATCAAGCATTTTGGCTTTCGTCTCATCCATCTCAGGGCCAATGACGGATGCGATCAGTTTTTCCCTGCGATTCATGCGTCTAACAAACCCTGCCGGGCCAATGATTCAATCAGTTTATCGGTCGGCTGGTATAAAACGACCATTTTGCCAAGTACGCCACGTTTTTTTATCAGTTTTCCTTCCGCATCGCGTACTTTATCCAACTCACCAGACCTGATAAGATATTCGGCCACACAACGGAGACGACGCTTGAGGGGCAATTCAGCCTGGGGGAATTTGCCACAGATTGTGTCGGGCCTCATGTCACGGAACGCCAGCCGCAAGCGATTTGCTAGCGTCATATTGGAATTGGCGTCCTCTTCTTCATAGTTTTTTAAGTTTTCGAGGTATCGACGCAGGCATCCGTCGTCGAAAGAGCCCTCGGGAGGCAAGAACATCTCCAGTTGCCGGAACAATGATTCCGGTAGGGACTCCTCGCAGTTCTCTACGGTAACTGCGGAAAGATCAACGTCTCGAAAACGGTGTGCCATTATTCCAACGCATCAAACGTCGTTGATTTATAAAGCCGGTTGATTTGCTTGCGGTGATCGTCTACCAAGGTCTCTCGGTTTTTGGCGAATGATTGCACCAGCGAGTTCCAAGGGATGCGGATGACTGCCTTCTTGGAAGGGTTGGGACATGCATTGATGTAATGGATGCCTTCTACCCAGCCCTTATCAGGGGTTTTTCTCCCCATGGCAATCCAATTCCTTAGAGTCTGGTCAGAAACATTCAGACGCCGGGCACATTCTTCTGTCGAGATGTACTCGTCGGCAAAGGCCTGGGGGTTCAGCGACGTTGTTTCACCGTTTTCATAACGGCTATGCCACATGCTCGCCAGGATATTGCGAATACCCTTCAGTTCATGTGCAATGTCTTCTAAACCTTTCCTTAGACCGTATGCCATAACGACAAATGTTTTGATCAGATGCTAACGTGTGGGAAAACAGTTTGCCCAAATGGAAGATCAGATTCCCCCCAGTCAGCTGCCTTCTCTTCCACAGATTTCTCTCGAACAGCTAGAAGAAATGAAGGCCCGTGCCAAGGAGCTGGCGATTCAACAAACCATGGCACAACAACAAATTGCTCAACAACCTCCGCAAGTTGTCTATGTTCGTCGCAACTTGACGGTTGCCGAACTTTTACTGGTGTTTCTGCTGTCCTGCGGTTTGGTAACCGGTGTACAAGCAGCCTGGAACTTTGCGACCAACGTGCTACCCCGCCTTGAAATCAAGGTTAAGTAGTGTATTGGACTTACGGAACTATAATTGATCCAAGGGCATTTATGTGAATAGGTAGTGGCTAATCGCAGAATAAGCGAATTACAAGAGATTGCGGGCATTGACCTAGCCGAGGCCGACCTATTCACAGTCGTGAAGGTTGCTGAAGTTGACCCGGCAATTAAAAACAAGAAATTAACAATATCTGGTACCAAGGCATATCTAAATATTTTCTACCTGCCGCGCACTGGCGGCACAGTGAGTGGCAGCGTAACCGTTGGTGGAGACTTAACAGTTTCCGGTACAACGACAACGTCTGGCCTGGCGGTTTCCAATACGGCAACCATCAGTTCGCTCACCGTACAAAATAATGCAACTGTCAGCGGCACCCTCAGTGGTACAACGCTGACTGGTACAAACGTCAACGCAACGAATGTCAACGCGGTCAACTTGACTGCAGACACTTTTACCATTGCGTCGCTGACGGGTGTTTCTGGTACCTTCACGTCGCGTGTGTCTGGTGCCACAGTCACAGGCAATACCGGCGCATTTACTAATTTATTTGCAATTACAGGCACTGTTACCAACTTCTTGTCGGTTGGCGAAGTCACTGGTGTCACTAGCCGCTTCACAAATATCACCGGTGCAACAGGCGTCTTTACGTCTTCCTTATCCGGTGCAAGTGTCACAGGTACAACCGCAAGCTTTACCACTGGCGTTTTCCAGACCCTTGTTACATCTGGCCAGACAATTGGCGGTGATCTAACTGTTTCTGGAACATTTAGGGCGCTTGGATCTGGCTTCTTTAGCTCCGGTGTTCAAGTCACTGGAACCCTCAGTGGTACGACAGTAACTGGTACTACGGCTCAATTCACCAATATCACCGGCGTTAATGTCATTGGCACCACACTGGTTTCTGGTGTAACAGTCAGTGGTGGTTTCGGTAAGTTTGATAGCGTTACCGGCGGCACAATCGTTGGTCTAACCACAATCTCTGGTGGGACGATCACTGGTAATACCGGAAACTTTACTGATATCAATGCAATTACGGCGACGTTCACAACAGGAATCGTTCGCCAACAAATCACTGTTACAGGCAGTGCCAATATCAACGGCAACCTCGTTGTTGGTGGCTCTGGTCTCTTTAGTTCTGGCATTAGTGCCACTGGAACGATCAGTGGTCAGACCTTTACCGGAGGTTTGGCTCAATTCACCACAATCACAGGCGGCACCGCCGGCTTCACAACGGTAACCGGCCAGACAGTTACAGGTAATGCCGCTCAATTTAACACGATTACTGGCAATGCCGGCTCATTCACCGTAGTCACCGGCACGACAATTACCGGAAACCTCGGTTTATTTACTACGTTGACCGGTGTCAACCTTGTTGGTAGTACTTCAGTTTTTGGTGCCACTGTTACCGGTAACGTTGGTCAATTTACTGCACTAACTGGGAATACCGCTGGCTTTACAACAGTTACAGGTGCAACCGTCACCGGCACAACCGCCAATTTCGTGACGGTTTCTGGTAATACGGTCACTGGCAATACCGGGCTATTTACAAATCTCACTGGTGTAACTGTCGTCGGTACCACCACTGTTTCTGGCGCAACAGTTACCGGTAATGTTATTCGTGCTACAACCATTACAGGCGTCAGTGGCGTCTTCACCAGCTCTGTGTCGGGTGCCACGGTGACAGGGGTCAGTGGTTTGTTCTCCTCTGCGTTAAGAATTAGTGGGTCCAATGTGGCAACTGAAAGCTACGCAGATAACACGGCAATTGTGTTTGCTATTGCACTTGGTTAAACACCTTATAATTAAGAAAACTGTGACTGGTATCCGCAAATAAATGGCACGTTTTGTTTCGGTAGTTAGGCAAAATATCGCCAGCGGATCTACCTCTCCGACTGCGATTATTTCCGGTACGTCCAACGCCAGTGGTGTTCCTGCTGGTACTTATGGTGTGATTCTCAGTATTCTCGCTTCTAATACGACGCCCAATTCTCAGAACGTCACCGTTCAATTGATTAAGTCCGGTGGTACAACCACTGGTTCCCTAATTACTTCTGGCACTGTCCCGAACCAGTCTTCCCTTGAGTTCATGACTGGAAACAAGGTGATTGTTCAGTCGGAAGACGTTGTCCGTGCTTATGCAGGAACTGGCAGCTCCGTGGATGTTGTCGTTTCTTACATGTTGAACCCGCAAGATAACACGATCTAATCATGCCGTACCTTGGTAACGTCCCCTCATCTTTTAATGTTGGCACCAACAACATTGATAATGATGCAATTACAACCGAAAAAATTGCAGCGGGTGCTGTTGTCAATGCCGATGTAAATGCTGCGGCAGCTATTGCAGGTACAAAGATCAGCCCTGATTTTGGCAGTCAAAATATCCTTACAACTGGTACCAGTACAGCAGCAAGCTTTAGTCCCAGTAGTTCAAGCGTTCCCACAAACGGCTTTTATTTACCATCGGCAAACAACGTAGCCATCTCAACTAATGGCACTGGGCGGTTGTTTGTTGATTCAAGCGGGCTAATCGGAGCTGGTGCTGCGCCAAGCATTTACCGACTTGATGTAACTGGAAACGGGATTAGAACCCGCGAGGGCGCCAACTCATCTGCTTTGGTGCTTGGTACATATGATGCTGGCGGCTACGCCTATATCACTTCGGACAAAATTGGAACAGGCTCCTATCAGCCACTTGCTTTCTTTACTAACGGTTCCGAACGCCTTCGCCTCACCACAACCGGCGCCCTGAACTTCGTTGGCGCAGGCACCGCAGGCTCCACTCAAGCCGTCAGCTTCAACGGCAGCGCACCTGTTAACAGCCTCGTTATTGACTCGTCGGGGCGGGTAGGTCTGGGGACTAGTAGCCCTAGTTATTTGCTTGATGTAAACGGGACTATTGGTGCAGGCACTGCCGGTGGTGTTGCTATTCAGCTTGCAAATGGTGCCGCAATTCGCAATAGCGCAGCCGTTGCAAATACTATTTACTTCGACACCAGCTTCGGTAGTGCAACGCATGGCTCGTTTGAGTTCCGTAGTAGCAATGCCGGAACTACACGGATGCTTATCGACTCCTCAGGCCGCGTAGGGATAGGGACTAGTAGCCCTAGCACAACACTGCACGTCAATGGTGATGGCACGTTCGGATCGACCACTCCGACAATTATCAAAGCAAACGGCGACATTAACTTCGCCTTCAATTACAATGGTGTTCTGTCTAAAAACAGCACATACGTCTATTTAGGTTCAACCAACAATGCCGTTGCTCTTTGGCCTAATAGCGGTACCAACGCCAATCCTGGCCTAATTGTTGACAGTTCAAACCGTGTAGGGATTGGCTCTAATAATCCTCAGGGCAAACTTGTGGTCTCAAATTCTGGAGCGGAGGGTTGCGAGATCTCCCCAGGCTCAGGATTTGTAGAAAACCTGTACTACAACCGCGCCACATCTTCTTATGTGACCGCGCAGAACTTTGCTGCATTGCATAGGTGGGGCATTGGAGGCAACGAGGCAATGAGGCTGGATGCCTCTTCGCGCCTGTTAGTTGGCACGTCTAGTGCGCGTGCAAATTTCTACAACTCCACTACTTCACCACGGCTTCAGGTAGAAGGAACCGATACCAACAGCTCAAGCATTGGTTTAATTTCTAGCGCCAATGGCGTTTTTGATGGCGCTAACCTTCTGTTTGCTAAAAGCCGTGGTACAACAGTGGGGTCAAACACCATTGTTCAAAGCGGTGATTCACTAGGATTTATTAGCTTCCAAGGCTCAGATGGTTCTGAGTTTGTTGATGCGGCAAACATTGGCGTCTATGTAGACGGCACCCCTGGCAGCAACGACATGCCGGGCAGGTTAGTGTTCTCCACTACTTCCGATGGAGCGAGCAGCCCGACGGAGCGGATGAGGCTTAACAGTAGTGGCTATTTAAAGGCAAGCAATGATGGGACATATGTAAATGCCACAAGCTCCTATCACGAGCTGCGCTCAACAACTAATACTAACAATCTGATTATTAGAACCGTAAATGGCTCGATGGCCAGCGAGCTGTTGCAGCTTGGGGTTTCCCGTGCAGCCAACAGTGCTTACGCATTCCTTTTTGCCTATTCCACTGTTGAGTCTGGAGCGGACCTTGAGTTTAATTTACGTGGCGATGGCAACGCCTTTGCAGATGGCACTTGGAGCGGCGGCGGTGCTGACTACGCCGAATACTTTGAGTGGAGCGACGGCAACCCTGACAAGGAAGATCGCCGTGGCATCAGCGTTGTCCTAGACGGCAATCAAATCCGCCCTGCCGTAGACGGCGAAGATCCAATCGGTGTGATCTCCGGCAACCCCAGCGTGATCGGTGACGCTGCTTGGAACAAGTGGAGCGGCAAGTATCTGCGGGATGATTACGGCACCTACATCCTTGATGAAAACGGTGACCGACAGCTCAACCCCGCCTATGACCCCGATCAGGAGTACGTCAACCGCGAACAGCGCCCCGAGTGGGATTGCGTTGGTCTGATGGGCAAGCTCCGCATCCGCAAGGGTCAGCCCACTGGCAGCCGTTGGATCAAGATGCGCGACATCAGCGACTCTGTTGAAGAGTGGTTGGTCCGCTAAACCTTGTAGTCCTACTCACTACTACCACTCAACATTTCTTTGATAATTCAGCTATAATTCATCAAGATTTTCCTGGCACTATGGCCTCTCTTCAAGAAAAAATTGACGCCCTGTACAAAGAACTGGAAGAAGTTGTGGAACAACACAATCAAGCAGTTCAAGTCCAGAATGCCGCCAAAGAAAAGGCAATCTCCATCCAAGGTGCACTTAACGCTCTCCGTGAACTTCAAGAAGACGAAGCAAGCGAAGCGCCCACTGAAGCTGCTTGATTTAAAATAAGGAATAAGCGTGTAAGGTAAAAATTGGCTTACATCGGTCAGCAGCCAGTTGTTGGGCGTTACATTAAAATTGACCAAATCTCTGGTGGTTTTAATGGCACCGCTAGCGGCTTTACGCTGGCCGCAGGTGGCCAAGGCGTCTTACCTGGCACCGCACGCAACCTGATGCTTTCCTTGGGTGGTGTCATCCAAGAACCAGAAACTGATTTTACCATTTCTGGGTCTGGCATCACATTCACCACCCCGCCTGTCTCTGGTACCACCTTCTTCTGTGTCGTCTTTGGCGACATGCAAGCAATTGGTCAGCCCAGTGATGGCACCGTTATCCCCGCATCGATTGCTTCCAGTGGTGTCTTCACCTTCCCGGATAGCGTCAATGTCAACGGCTCTGGGTTCCTAAAAATACCCATTGGCACCACAGCGACACGACCAGCTGGAACCACTGGTTACATTCGTTACAACACAACAACCAATCAATTTGAAGGCTACAGCACAGCCTGGGGTGCACTCGGTGGTGGTGCCACTGGTTCAGGCGGTGATCGTGTATTTGTAGAGACCAGTCAAACCGTCACCACCTCTTACACACTCACCAGTGGTTACAACGCCATCACGGCAACTCCACTCACAGTGGCCTCAGGTGTCACGGTGACTGTGCCGTCTGGTGCTGCTTGGGTTCTTGTTTGAGGAATTAAAAAATGCCAGTCATTATTAACGGAACTACAGGTATCTCAGGCGTTGATGGCTCCGCCGGTACTCCCGCTTTTCAAGGTTCTGATGCAAATACCGGTATTCGTTTTGGCACTGATATTGTTTCGTTAGTAACAGGCGGTAGTGATCGTTTATATATTGATAGCTCTGGCCGCTTAGGGATTGGCTCTACTGCGCCCATCGCTGCTACTCACATCATGCTTTCTGATGTGACTGGGTTTAGCTCTCCTGCAAACGATGGCTTAGTTGTTGAGCGAGGCGGTGGAAATGATCTGGGGATCACTATTGCCACCAATAATGATCGTAACGGCTACCTGTTATTCGCTGACTCTGACTCCGCTAATCCCGCTTGGGTTGGTTATGACCACAGCGTTAATGCTATGTCGTTCAGGGTCAACGCATCTGAACGCGCCCGTATTGACAGCTCGGGACGCCTGTTAGTTGGCACGTCTACGAGCATTGCTGGTCAAGCCATTCAAGCTGCAACTTCTGGCGGCAACAGCTTTGGCGGCTTCAACTTTTCAAACACCGACGATGGCGGTGAGCTTGTTCTTGGGAAAAG